TCATGCCACCCAAATTGCGCCCTTGCTTGCTCTGGCTTACCTGCCTTTTTCTCCAACATCTCAATCCAATCCATGAAGTATTGTTGAAGCAAACCTAAGCTTCTAGGGGATATAGCCTTATAAACACCATGAAAAGATAATATCTCTTGGCATCTATCTCTCTTGCCTATATCAGTTAAGGGCATGATAAACTCTATGACCTTTTTAGGCTCGTTAAGTCCTTGAGAAGCAATATGCACTATCTGCACGGATGACCCACTGCAATGTGGGTCGTCTAAACGCTTTTTAACCCAAAGATCATTTTCATAAATAACATCTTCCGCTTGCTCATTAGAGGCATCCTCTTCATCTTGATTCTCTATTGATAGCTTAACGACACCTCCTGTCGCGCGTCTAGCCCACCCATAAGGATAGGTGTGTGGGGCTTCCATAGTTACGTTCTGCTTTAGCCCTTCATGTACTACGTCTTCTAATACATTGTCCGTAGGAGTAGCAAGTTCTGTATATTTCCCTAATTGAATAGGGCTTGTAATTTTCCCTTTGTGGATACATCCTTTGCATCCATCTGGCTCTAACTGCTGAAATTGTAGGCAGGTGCGTGGCCCTCTAAAGCGATCTGCTTTAGCTTCGGTTAACCCTTCGTCATACCCAGGATGTCCTTTAGACATTATGTGTATATATTCAACACTGTCTGTACATGCTTTGGCAATAGAAAGCACTGCCCACCACATAGGTTCGCCTAAAGTAGCTCTATTTTTATAAGCATCTAGTATCTGCGGGCATCCCGCGCAGCGTTCAAATATTTTATTTTTAAAACTGACTTCCTCATTACCCTCTTTATCAGTGATAATGGTTTTTACTTTTTCTTGATTAGTTACATACTTATGGCTTTTACGTAAGATTATTTCAAACTTACTAGGCGATTGCTCGCCATTGCTCATTAAGCTTTTAGTTAATTCGTCAGCAGATGTTAAGTTATTATGCGATATAGCGGGTGGTATCCTCGCTGAAAAGTCTGCAAAAGATATAGGCTCTGAAGCATTTCTAACTACTACAGGTTTCTTTTTAAGTGGGTCTTTAGTGTTGAAAGTATCAGGCACCCGTAGAATACGCGCCCCATCCCCAGTAACACTATTATCTGCATGAAAGCCCAGCTCTTGTGCTTTTTCTTTTAGACCAATGCCTACAGGTTTCCATAAGTCATAAGGCACATCTTCTGTTAAAAACCAATACGCATGGATACCATTACCTGAATCTACTAATGTTGGCATAGGTAGTTCTACGTGCGTACAAAACTCATACAGGGCTTTAACTCCTTCGTTTTTAGTTTTGTATATCTTAGTTGCACCACAATCTATATCGACAAAAAATGATCGGTGGTAAGCGATATTAGATACACTTGCTTGTTTAGTATTATCTACAAAGGCTGGAGTGCCGAAGTACACTTCGCGGCCTTGTTCTAACAACTCTCCTATAAAAGCGTCGGCTTGATCTAAGGAGCTAAAAAATTTGGTTATGGGCAATCCACGAGTCTGATCGTAATACAGACCTCTTATATTGATGTAGCCCGTTGGGCCAAACATCTTATTAAAAAACTCTCTCCGTGTCATAACCTTGCCTGTTTAAATTAGAGGGTAAAAAAGGGGGCGCATAGCCCCCTTACAATAGACTAAAGTTTTTAGTCTTCGTCATCACCCCATTGATTTAACACGTCCGCTAGGTCTTTAATCACAGGTGCTGATTTCTTCTCTCTAACGGTAGGTGCTTTTTCTTCTTCAGGTTGTGGCTCACGGAATAAAGGAGCAGTGGGCTTTTCAAAAGGCAGTTCTTTCTCTTTTTTAGTTTGACCATCTATTGCGCCAGGATTGTTAGACACTGCTTGAACCGCTGCTGGGCTTTGCCCTTTTTCTACAGCGACAGATATTTCTTCTATGCTTAGCGGTTTAACCGCACGAAATGTCAGCTTGGGAGTAGCAGAACTAGTATCAAAACGGATTTCAGTTACTACGCTTGAAATACTTAGCCCATTACCACCTAAAAATTTAGCGTAGGCTTCTAAAGGCATTTTGCCATTATCCGCTTTGCCAAAGATAGACTGCGCTGGCAGTATCAATTGGTAAATATCACTATCTTCTGTTGGCTGCCCTAACACTACAGCTAGTCTGCGACTAAAACGACACGCTCTTGATGTGCCTTGACCAGAACCTGCTATATTTTGCGGACACACTGCGCAGGCGCTTGCTTGTGCTTTCTCAGAAGAAGGATCGGGTTTAACACCATCATTAGACCAGCAAGATGGTAGCACCACCTCACCTTCTTTAAAAATATCTGCATAATACGTCCTGCTAGTTTTAGGCGCTGCGTTAATGATAACTAAGTCCATAGAGCGATCTTCATTTTTCATGACTTCTTGACCATCTACGATCATTCTGAAGATGCCGCCCTTAATAGAAATACGCTTGTTGTTTACGCCACTTCCACCCATAAGACTTTTAGTTAATTCATCTAAAGCACCTGTACGTAGATGTGCAGGGATTACCGCTGATGACTCACGGAATAAAGACATTTCATTTGACATTTTATATGCTCCTAATTGTATTTTGTTGAATTATTAAATTGGCTAACTCTGCTTTGTTATATAAGTTTTTTTCACTTAGTCCTTTACGATAAGCCTTTATTAGCCCTTTATTTCTGAGAGTGGCTAGCTTCTGTCTACTTACCTTAAGTAAGTCAAGTACTTCCACAGTGGTTAGCCACTGGTCATCAGTGAGGGGGTTATCATAGCCCTCGTTTACTACATCGTCAATTGTCACTTTACTACCTCCTATTTGGATTTACGGACTGACACGGTATACCTGCTGTCACTGTTGAGCCCTATGGGCAATTGGTCTGGGTTTTCTTCTAAGAATTTTTTAATGTTTGTCTGGTGGATACGCTGCTCCATCAAGTACATAGCATCGTTATCCTTTATAAACTGAAACATGCTCGCCCAGTCGCTAGTCCAATAACGAGTCTTTATAGTACGGGTCACCGTGCCGTGCTTTGTTTTGATGTTGTCTGCGCCTATTTCTTTAAGCATTTCTTGTAGCTTGCCAGACACCATGTCTTGCTGGGTCTTTAATTCAGCATCTAACTCTTCAAATTCTTTAAGTGCTTGTGCCCGTTTGTCTCTAAGCTTTATGTATATGGATACTAGCTTGTCTGCGGTTATTTCTGTCATAGTGGTCTCCTATTATCTCTTACGAATATCGTAAGGTGGTGTAAATATAGCAAAGTTTTTCAGGCTTGTCCAATTATATTTTTATACATATCAAGTAACGTAGTTTGCGCTGCTGTTTTACTAGTAAGATTTGCATAAAGTGTCCGTTCTACTTGGCTGCCTACTAAATGCACCACTGTGCAAGGGTTCTTTTGCCCTGCTCTATGTACTCTAGCATTGGCTTGTAGATAAGTTTCAGTGCTTGTTATCGGCCCCCACCATATTATTGTGTTAGCCGCATGTAAAGTTATGCCATGCGCTGCGGCTTTAGGTTGAATAATCAGTACCTGTATATCTTTTGTTGTTTGAAAGTCTGTAATTATTTTAGCTCTGTTGGTTGCTGATACGCCTCCATGAATAATATCCGACGTTACCCCCAGTGAATCTAAATGGGTTTTTATAGTAATGATCCCATGCTTGAAGTTAGCAAATATTAGTACTTTATGACTACTCTGCTCTATTACGCTCGTCATTTCTTTAAGCTTTGCTGAGCAATCAAACTCTACTACTTCTCCAGTATCGCTATAGACCGCCCCTGAACTGATCTGCAATAGCTTATTCATTTTTACTGCAGCATTGACCGCGCTGACTTCTTCTCCAGCCGCTTCAAATAACATTTCTTTTTTCAGAATGTCATAATATTTCTTTTGCTGTGAGGTCATAGGAGTATCCCGCTCCACATAGGTTAACTCTGGTAAGTCTAAACATTCTTCTTTGGTGTATCGTATAGCGGGCTGTAAAACTTTGAACACGGTAGCTTGTGCATCGGTACGGGGAATGTATTTAAACTGAGTTAGCCGCAGCATAACCTGATCTTTAAACGCTCCTATATATTTAGGTACGGAATTAGGATTGAGCATTTTGGCTAGCCCGTAAGCATCCATTGGCGACTGCGCAGCAGGTGTGCCTGTTAATAGCCACATCCAAGTATTAGGGGTTATAAGCGAATTTAAAGTTTTCCACCGTCTGGTAGTAGGTATTTTTAACGCTGAGGCTTCATCGCATACAATTAAATCAAACTTACCTTTAGCTATATCGTTGACTATTATCTCTATGCCGTCATAATTTATGATGACAAATTCGGCATCGGACTTTAGCACTTTAATTCTTTTATCTTTTGAACCATGAGCTATATCTACTTTACGGTGCATAGCTGTTTTAAATAAGTCAGCTCTCCATGCAGTGTCCATAATAGACAACGGGCAAACAATTAAAACACGGCTAATAATTTTTTTTGATAACAGATAGTCTGCCGCCCAAACTACGCTCATAGTTTTCCCTACGCCCATATCATTCAGGCAAAACGCTCGTTTGTTTAAAGTTAAAAAAGAAGCTGTCGTTCTTTGATGGTCAAAGGGTTTATACATACCTGGCCATTCGTATTGCCCCTCTATAGGGGAGGGCGCTTTTTTAAACCCTAGTTTGTGTAAGATAAAGGTGTTAGTTAATGTCCATTTAACAAGGACTTCGTACCCTACATTTGGCACTTCCCGTATTACTTTAGACTGCTCTATAACGTCAGTTATTTTATCTGGGTTACGGGTACGGATAAGCAGTGCTTTATTGTCTATAATTTCCATGATGATCCTATGATCCTATGCGCCAATCACTTGCGGTGATGAATCGAGTTTAATTAAAGGTAGTCTTTTCCTTCTTCGTCCTCTGTTTTCAACAGATCAAGCAAGGGGGGTTTAACTATATCAGCACTCATTACCCACCCTCTGACTTTATTATTGCAGTACTTTCTTTCTCTCTTAGCTATGCGCCAAGTGAACTCACACAGGGCGTCTATATTACGTTCTATCAGTTCTTCGTTTAATCCTGAGTCTTTGGCTAGTTGTTTTACTGATCTAGTTTTTATTATCATTTTGGCTTGTCGTATTTATTTTTAGGTTTACCGTCAGCATCCCTGGCAAAAGTTCTATTCTTTTTAGCGGGCGCCAGGAATATGCCGTCTTTATTAGAACCGCCTTTGGCTAAAGATTTAACATGGCATACGTCTTTGCCTGTACGATCTACACCTTTTTTATCTAGGGCACGTCTAGCGCGTTGCCTCTCCATCCGAGCTTCAAAGGCACCAGGCTTTGCTTTTTCTAATGCACGTTCATGAGTATAGTCACGTTTTTTAGTCACTGCTTAGTACCTTTTTGTTTAATAAGTCCATTACTTTAGCTGCGTAATGTTCTCTATCTTTAGAACTATTCTTGGGGTCATTATATAGAACTAAAAGCTCTTTTATGTCTTTGCTCATTATGTACCTCGCTAATTAATATAGGGTAGTGCGGCCTGTGATGAGAAAAAAAATGTAAATTACCACACCCGCACTCTCGGAATTTGTAAGGCCAATCACCCGATAACCGCCATTTACACCCTTGTCACTGTCTGTATTAACAAGGGTTTGCAAATTACTTATTCTTCCCATTATGGGAGCAGCTTAAAGTGCTACACCACTGCCTACATAGCCCATTAGGTTTAGGATTGAAAACGCCTGTATTATAGGCTATTTCTCTTTGAGTCAATAGCTCACTGTAAGTATTAAAAATGTCTAGCCCGTTAGCGGCTGTGAAGTCTTCTTTAATAAACTCTTTAGACACCACAAACAGTAAGGATGTTTTTATCTTTTTAATCTCTGGGTGTTTTAGAAATAGCGCAGCCGCCATAAGGGCGAGCTGCTTTATATCCGCATACTTAGCACTTTTGCCTGATTTGTAATCTACTATCCAAGCCCTATCTCCATCAAGGATAACCAAGTCTGCCACACCCCTGAACCAAACAGAAGCATCGTCAAAATCACAGTACTCCAATCTTCCTGCATCATTCTTTTTTATTCCTACTTTTAATTCGCATAGCTTTTCCCCCGATATTTTATTCAAATTATCTAAGTAAGGTTTAATAAAAGCAAACCTAGCGTCAATCTCTTTGCCGTCCCTTATGTATTCTTCAGCGGCTAAGTGTAGCTGCACCCCATAAAGGGTTGCCTCTGTTTCTTGATAACCTACTTCCTTAGTAACTCTTTCAGACTCATACTTTTTAGGACAAGTACTAAATAATTTTATTGAACTAAACGACCATGCTGGGGGGTTTGCCATATTATCCTGCTTCTTTTAATGTCCTACCAAATGCCCCCTCAGCGCCTAGTGGCATGCCAGGCATCCATGTTGGCTCTTTGCACAGCTCCGCAATAATAAAACCTAAGGCTTCTTGGGCTTCATCTTCAGGCACTACACAATAGCAACTATCATGGATAGTTAGGGCGATCTTATAGCGCTTGGTGATTCTCACCATCGCTTCCCCCATTATACACCTTGCTAAAGCCTGTATGGTATTTTGCACAACTTTTCCAGAATATATCTTACGACGCGAGCCTCTATGGCTAGCATACGTCCACTCCGTACCTGCCTCGGTGCGTATTTCTTTTAAATCAGGATATTTTAAATAGAGTCCTGACGGTAACAACACTCCCCTCCTGCCCGCTACAGGTAAGTTAATCGTACCAAAAGTTGCCGCTACATTGTCACGCATATCTTTTAATACTTGGCCGCCCTTAGTCCACGTATTTTTAACTTCACTAAAATCTTCCCTGTATAAGTCTACAATGCGTTTTGCTTCTGCCGCACCTATATCTGTGCCTGACATAGCCCTAATAGACTCTCTTAACTTAACCGCCCCGGTTGAAAATCCAAGTCCTAAAACGCTAGTTTTTCCTACAAAGCGTTGATCTTTTGTTACTTCATCATAGGGTATTTTAAATGCAGATGCGGCAAAGTCTTTATATAGGTCTTTACCTTCAGCAATAATCTTAAGCTTATCGAGCTGTCCTGAAAAATATAAACTCACTCTTAGCTCTATATTGCTTAAGTCAGCCCCTACTATAACGTGCCCTTCTGGAGCCTGTATAGCCGATTTAATAGGTGATGTTCTAGGAATGTTCTGCATATTAAATGATACCCCACTCCACCTCCCCGATACATCCGCACCATAGTATTTAAGCGGTATAGGCAGGTATCTATTTGTATGAGCAATCTCTATAAAAGTTTGGGTGCGGGTCTCTTCTATAGTAGATTTAGTGCCTAGTCTAGCCGCAACAATAGCTTGAACGTCAAAGTCTGGATAGTCTAATAATGCTTTCATATCCTCGTCAGTCTTAGCGAAGGCGTATGTTTCCTTACCCGTTGTGGGGCTTATCTTCATAGGGGGCACTACCCCATGCGATCTTAATACATCAGCGAATTTAGGATTAGACATTAAGTCCTCTTTAGCCATACCGCTAGCTGCCAGTAAATCTTCTTTGCGCCTTTTGGTATGGTGTAAGTGGTCCTCTAGCGTAGGCAGGTCTAGGACAAAACTAGGCTCTGTGTGCATACGAATAGTCATATCAATGAGCTTTATCTCAATCCTATTAAAGTGTAGGGCTAAGTGGTTGAATAGTCCATGGGTCAACTCTACATCGTTTATGCAATACTGGCCGTACTTAGCTAGTTCTTCTTCGCTAAAGTCTGCTCGCCTAACCCCCATAGCACTGACTACTTCAGTGCCTTTCTGCCCTAACTCGTAATGCTCCGCTAGTTTAGCAAGTGACCCCCCTACTTCTGTGCCATGCACTGCCCTAGCCATAGACAAAGTGTCTATCCACAATTTGGGCTTTATACCGAACTTCCACGTTAAAATAGTGGCATCGAATAGAGTGTTGTGGGCATACACCCAAGAATTTTCCCAATCAAACTGGGCTAACCATTTGTTAGTCTCCTCCATTGTCCCGCTGTGCCATTCAGCAGGGGCTTCATTTACTTTTACTGCTACTCCGATAACCTCGAAGAGTGGGTGATCTATATACTCTTGAGTACTTATTTTTGAGAGACTGTACTTTTTGTCGTAATAGGTCTCAAGGTCGACACCGATAATATCCATTCTTTTAACTCCGCTATATTGGTTTCATTAATAACCCACGCTATACCTTCCGCAGCTTTTATTCGTTCTATTTCTCTAGCCTGTATAGCCGTGGCTTGCTTGTTGCCTGCTTTTGTTTCGATGGCGATAAAGAATCCTTGATGACAAATGATAAAATCAGGCACTGCTGATTTGCCATAGCCCGAACCTACAGGCATACAGTACCAAGCACCTGCATCAGCAAGGATTTCTTTAACTCTTTTTTTAATAGCGCCT